GTATACACTTACGAGCTACCGAAAGCAACCGGATCATTGACAAACACCACAAATGTTTCGATTGAGAACGGCACATCTTTCAACCAAGCTGATATCGCGTTCAAACTTCGCAGATTGTCAACAACCAAACGCAACGAGATGAAACTCCTTGCACAAGGTCGTTGCTATGCAATCGTGAAAACGAACAACGATGAGTATTGGTTAGCCGGTAAGGACTTGGGTTGTGATGTGACCGCTATGGTCAGCAACACCGGTACTGCAATGGGTGATTCTACTGGATATGAAGTAACTCTATCTGCAATTGAAGCCGAAGCTCCGTTCATCTTACAAGCATCGGTAGTAACTACATTGGGAATTTAAGTACGCTTGATTCATAGAGAAAGGGGGTGGGCATATGCTCACCCTTTTTTGTTACATAAAACGCAAGTCGCTATTTTGTATTGATGTTGGTAATTAATAAACTGCAAACCAAATTTTGGTACTTGACTTTGACGGAGAAAGCAAGTGCAGCATCGTATGTGTTTACCTTTACTCACCGACAAACGGAAACGGTCTTAACAAGAACCTTGACCGATGTCAGCACACAAACGGAGAGATACAACAAATTCCAATTCATTGAAGGCACAACTGGAACACTCTTGGAAGGCGAACACGAATATAGTGTAAGCACCAGTGGTGGAACACTTTGTGAAATCGGAATCCTAAAAGTAGAAACAACATCAAGCGTAACACAATACACACCAAACTTAACTGAAAAAATACACACAATATGAGTAGTTCAAATGAATTTATGGCGGGTTTTACTGGATGTAAAGTCGTATCAAACACAAGTGCAAACACGGGTGCATTTCGTGGTTTTATCGTCAATGCTGATGCCGTAGTAAGTGCAATACTTGACAAGTCAGGTGCATCACTTTTATCCTCTTTGGGATTGAGTGGCGTGACATTAAAGCAAGGAATCTATATTGCAGTAAGCGAAGACAATCAGATTTCTTCAATTACTCTGACTTCGGGTTCAGTTGTAATGTACAACATATGATTCGAGTAGGCGTTTCGGTTGGGTCGTTTTCTGCGAGTGGTGGCGGTGCGTCTTTTGACGCAGACGCTCAAGCCTTCTTTGATAGGGTTACAACTGCGGGTGGTACATTATCAGCCACCGAAAAAAACGCAACCAATCAATTGGTATTGGATATGAAAGCAGACGGAACTTGGACACCGATGAAAGCCATTTATCCAATGGTCGGAGCAAGTGCTGCGGCGTGTGCGCAGAACTTAAAGAGTTCAAGTTTTACGGGTACTTTTACAAGCGGTTGGACTTTTGCGAGTACGGGTGCTACTCCAAATGGAACAAGTGCGTATATGGATACTACTTTTAATCCTGCAAACGAATCATCTGTAGCGTCTAACGATTTTAGTATGGGCGTATATCTAAGAACTCAAGTGGGTGGTACAGATTCGCAAATGGGTAATTTTGGAGCAGGTGGTGATGTTTTGATGATAGCCAATTATAGCGGAACAAATGTATTATATAGGTTGTTTACTACACTAGATAATACTGGGGCAAATTCTGGTAATGTTTCAAAAGGTTTAACGTCGCTTTCAACATTAACCACATCAACGCAGAAAGTTTACAAACAAGGAACTTTAATATTTACTGGAACTAGCACTACAACTATAAAAGGTAGTAAGAATATTTATGTAGGTGGAATTAATGGAATAGGGTTGTATTCGGCCGCCCAATTTGCTTTTAGTTATATCGGAAATGGATTGACAGATGCAAATGTTTCTAATTATTACACCGCTATTCAAGCGTTTCAAACCACATTAAGCCGTCAAGTATGATAGGGTATATTTTAACAGAAGATGAATATATTCAGGTGCAAGGTCAGTATTACACTGAATACCAATTCTTTAATTGCGTTGCTGACATCAATGGAGTTTGGTACTTATTACTCTCACAGGAGGACAAAGCCGAAGTATTAGGTACTGGATACGATTGGATTCTTGACCTACCCGAATCCGAGTATGTTCCACCAGTTGCACCACCTTTTCCACCTAAATAATGAAACACCTTCATAATGATACAACGGCAGCCATTGCAACGGCTATCTCAGGCAGTTCGGCAGTTCTGCATTTTGCGAACACTTGGCAACCTTTGTTTGCACTTGTCTTGGCTCTTGTTGGTATTGTTTCGGGTTTGTTTGCGATTCGTTACTACGCAAAGAAAATTGATGCGATAGATGGCAAAGGCAAATAATATCAGCACCTTCAGAGCAAAGCCAAAGAATAAGCTCCGCAGACATACCAAGCACATCAATAAACACAAATCGTGCAAACCAAAAAGAGGACAAGGATAAAAGGTTATTTTGAACCTACACCGAAACGATTCCGAGTGCTTGGTGATTCTATTGACGGAGCATCGTTGTTTGTTGCCGGTTTGAACCTTGACCACCCCAAGTTGATGTTGATCATCGGCATCGCTGGTGGAATTGGAAAGTTCATCACAAACTTCTTCACCGATGAAACAAGTTAAGTTCAACGGATTCTATCAAGAAGAATGTCCGAAGTCACAAATCTACTTGCATCATACTGCTGGAGGTGGTGACGGAGTTGCAACCTTTAAGTTTTGGGATGCTGATCCAGTAAACATCGCAACCTGCATTGCGATAAGTCGCACGGGTGAAATCGTGCAAGGGTTTTCGTCTAAACATTGGGCGTATCACTTGGGACTAAAAAGTTCACACTTTCAAGGAGTGCCATTTCAAAAACTTGACAAGACATCCATTGGAATTGAAATCTGCAATTGGGGATACTTGGTAGAGAAGAACGGCAAGTTCATCAATTATGTAGGCAAAGAAGTCAAAGATGTGTGCAAACTTGACAAGCCATACAAGGGATACACCTATTTTGAGAACTACACAAAAGAGCAAATCGCATCGGTCAAAGAATTGTTGTTGTTGTGGCGTGACAAATACGGCATTGACCTAACTTATCACGAGGACATTTGGGCAGTCACAAAAAGAGCATTGTCAGGCAAGAACGGAGTGTTCACTCACAACTCAGTTCGTGCAGATAAAATTGATGTTTATCCCCACCCCGATTTGATTAGTATGTTGCAATCGCTTTAAGTTGCTATTTACTTTCAATGATCTTCCAAAGAATCAACTTTCACGACAATGTCCTTCCCGTTTTCAAAGAAAACAAGGCGAAAGGATATGTGACTTTTGGTGCTGACAACTTGTATCCCGATTTTTTAATTGAGTTATTCAATAAGTCACCCAAGCACAATGCCATCGTTTCATCCAAAGCATCGTATGTTGCTGGAGTTGGAACAAAGGTAATCGGACAAAACACCGTTGACATCGCAAAAGCCGAAGCAAAGATTCAAGCGATTAACGCCTACGAAACACTCAACCAAGTTAAGACAAAGATTGCTTATGACCTTGAGTTGTTCAATGGGTATTGCTTGGAGATAATTTGGAACAAAGCGAAGACGGCAATTGCTGAAATTTACCACATCCCTTTCAAGAATATCCGCAAAGGACTTGAAGGTGATTATATATACTGCGAGGATTGGAATGACCGCAAAGCGGAACAAATCCACTATGTTCCATTCAACACAACCACAAGAGAATCAAAGTCACTTTATTATTGCCAATTCTACCGACCCGGACAAGGCGAATATCCGTTGCCTGATTACATCGGTGCGTTGAAGTACATTGAAGTTGACACCGAGATTTCAAACTACTATTTGAACTCAATCAAAAACGGATTCACCGCACAAACACACATCCAGTTATTCAAGGGAATTCCAACACCTGAAGAAGCTCGTGCAACTGCACGGAGATTCAAAGAGAATTATCAAGGAACTGACAATGCCGGTGGACTTATCATCCAATACAACGACCCACAAGAGAAAGAATCAGTCATCAGCAACTTGCAACCGTCTGACTTTGACAAGCAATTTGATTTACTAAACAAGACGGTACAACAAGAGATATTTGTTGCACACAAGGTGAACTCACCAATGCTCTTTGGAGTGCGTGTAGAGGGACAATTGGGAGGTCGTAGCGAGATGATTGAAGCGTATGAGATGTTCCAACAATCATACATTGAACCAAGACAACAAAAGATTGATGATACCTTGACTGATTTATTTCAATTCATCTCTCCAGTTCGTTTGGAAACAATTAACAAACCACCAATCGGAGTTGATTATGTTGCCTTGTTTACTGCTGGACTTTTAACTCAGGACGAAGCACGGAAGGAATTGGGATTTGAAGAGATTGAAAAAACACCCGTTGCGATGTCATCACAAAATCCTTTTGGATGGGATGATGAGCGTGACTTGGCGGTTTTTATGAAGTACGGTGAACCTGCGGAGAACTTTGAAGCAATGAAGTTTGACTTCGCATCTGCGATTGAATCAGCCATCTTGAATGTGCTGAAGGAAAACAAAGGTTTGCAGGTTGGTGATATCGTAAACATCACCAAACTTGATCCACAAGTCGTGGTTGATACAATTGCAAAATTGAATGATGCCAAGTTGATCAAAGGATACAATCAAGGTCTTGAGGTAACATCCAAAGGATTGGATGAAATCAGTCAGTTACAAACCGAAATCGTTGTTCGTTACAAATACGCAGTTGCACCAGGAATATCAGGTGGAATGATTATACCCGGTTCTCGTGATTTCTGCCGACAAATAGACCGATTCAATCGTGTTTATTCTCGTGCGGATATTGATGCAATGTCTGCCCAAACGGGTATTGATGTTTGGTCAAGGCGTGGCGGTTGGTATCACGACCCCGTGAGAGATGTGAATGTCCCACAATGCCGTCACATTTGGCAACAACAATTATTAAGGAGAATTAAGAAATGACGAACTTTGTATATTTCATATCAACAACTTATTTGAAAGACAACAGTCCTTTGAATGAGAATGTTGACGACAAGCTGCTGAAGTCAGCAATCAAAGAAGCTCAGGAAATCTACATCCGTGATGTAATTGGTTCGGGTATTTACAACCAGTTGCAGACACAAGCATTTGCCGGAACTCTGACCGCTTTGAACACAACCCTTTTGGATTCATACATCGCACCTTGTTTGAAGTATTATACTCTGACTGAGGCAATGTTGCCAATGACATTCAAGTTAATGAACAAATCGGTTGCATCTCGTGAATCGGACAATGCTCGTGCAGTATCCGTTGAAGAGATGACATTGATTGAAGGTAGATATCGTGACAAAGCGGAATACTACGCAAATAGGTTGCGTGATTATCTCCGCACCAACACGAATGATTATCCATTGTTCTTGAATCCCGGCAACACGATTGACACCATCAGACCGAAATCAACTGCATTCAGCGGAGGAATTTATTTACCACTACGATATGACGATTGTTTCTTCAACTACGACTTCCCCCACGAGGACAAATA